ATATAACTTCCATCTTCAGTCGTAACTGTTATCCTTATAGCTGTACCCGAACGCTTGTACCCAGTTTTTATCGAGAAATCTCCATTTTCATCAGCTGTTCTGGTGTATTTCTTTCCTCCAACCTGAGCTTTAACCTTCGCTCCAGGTAATGTCGTTCCTTCAATTACTTTCGTGGAAGTTGTAACTTGGCTAATATCAAGGTCCGGCTTGACGTTTGGTATTGTCACATTTTTAGTATAGACATTTCCCAAATTGTCTTCAGCTTTTACAACAACTTTAGTTCCAACTTTTGAGTGAATAGGAATACTAAATGATGCTCCGTAATCAGCGTTTTCAGAACTTCCTATTGTTCCTTGATACGTAGTACCATTAATGGTTGCGGTAACGCTTTTCAATGAATCACCAGCAAATTTTACTAAACCAGAAATAAGGGATGAAGTTTGATCATCAATCGTGATACCCCCTTTATCATCGGAAGAAATAATAGCTGTCAATTCCGCACTGCATCTATGAATATCATATGCAATAATACGACATGTGGTACCATCCTCTTGTCTTGGATAGGAAACTATCCAAATTCCATTTTCTTTAGTTGCAGGGTATGTGATGCCACCGATAATAACATCTATTGCTTGAACTTTATCACCACAAGTAAGCTTCAATTGCTTCGGATATGCTTTGAATTTAAAGCCATATAGATTAATCGTATCTGATCTCACTTTAAAAGTTGTTTTATGAGAAACGTTGCCATGCTTATCCTCCTTCCAAACGATAACAGGTGTTCCCACACTCTGTTGAGGATAATAGATATATTGTTTCCAGCCACTAGTAACATAATCACTATAGTATGTCTTCCCATCGACCTGTGCACAAGCTCGTATTCCATCACTTGAATCGAAATCTGACAGCACCTCTACACAAGATGGATAAGCTGTTGCGCTGATAGTACCGAGTGATTTCATGCTAATTGTATAGGTCTCTGTTACAGAACAGCCGTATCCGTCTGATATTTCCGCGACAATTTTTGTTCCAACCTTCTGATTCGGATAGTTCACAACAATCTGGCCATTAGACAATGTACCTTCATATTCCTTAAAGCCAACCTTTACCTTTGCATTAGTCGCTTCACCATAAGAATAGTTCTTTATTATTAGTTGCTGCGGATTTGCAGATGCACTAAAAGTGCCAACTATCCTATCCACATCCTTTTCTCTCTTAACAACATTTGAAGTTTTCTTCTCAGCATCTATTACTTGAAATGAGTATGTAACCCCTTTCTTAAAATAGTCTGATCCTGATGTATTTAAATCCACATCCTGAACATCATTTGTTATTGTGAACGGAATAGAAAATTCACTACCATCTGAACCTTTCACAGAAAGAGTAGCATCACCAGCTTTGTTTTGCCCAGTTAATGTAAAACTAACCGAGGTATGAGTAATACTCAAATTAGAAATCTGAATTGTTGATTCCGCATGCGAAAAATCAATTGGCATGAAACATAGTACCAATGAAATGATTAATACACACAGAGCATTCCGCTTTACACCATTCATGCTGTGCCTCCTTATTTATTTATAAACCAAAACTCTCTATTATCTATATATTATTATATATGACAATTCCAACAAATCAACAAATCCCCCTACGATATGTTACTTCAGCTTTGGTTCCGCCATTTTCGTGAGTCAGTGTGATATTTTCAATAGTACAAGTTTCTACAGTCCCATCCAGGCGGTGAAAGGAGAAGACGTCTCTAGGCTGCATCCTGGGGTCTCCCTTAAAGGTGAAAGATCCTGTGATGTTTGACCGGCTGAATAGATACTCATAGGAAGGATATAAAAGAGTAGTTCCTCCGTAGACCTTGCCATGAGCAATCGGATCGACTGTTGCCGTGCTTCCAGGACGCTTTCCAGAGTGGATGACCGAAGAGGCTTCCCTGGTGATCGTTACTTCTTTTCCTTTCACGACGCACTGGTTTACCTTTTTGGTCACCGTCTTATAGATGATCTGGCCTTTTTTCTTTCCGGTCTTGTAGCGCTTCTTTGTTTTCTCCTTGACCTTCTTTGAGACAGTCGTCTTCTTGGCTGTCCAGACGATCCGGTTAGCAGTTGCCATAGCCGACTTAGCGTTAGAGACCGCAAGATACCACCAGTATCCATCCGGACTGTAAGAATACCCTTCTCCTGCCTTTACGGTCTTGGCCTCAAGCTCCTCTAACTTCTGTGACCTGACAGCTTTAGAAAGAAGCCCGTAGTCCGCATCTGTCGTGATCTTTGCAATGTTTCTATCCACGCTTCTTACCACATCCCCGCAGTCTTTTTCATAGATGTCCCACTTCTTAGAGGGCTTACTCCAGGTGACTTTCGGGATTCCGGCATCAACGAATGTCGGCCAGTAGGACCCGCTGTGGGAGAGGTTCATGATGTCCGCCACAATCTCCCTTGATGACTGCTCGTCAAAGATCAGCGTGTAAGAAGAAGAATTGCTGTTTGTATCCGGGGCTGTCTCTCTTGAGGCAAGCTTAACCCCGGAGTCCGTGATGAACTTGATGAAGCGGTTGTATAAAGTCTTTCTTCCGTTTCCTCCTGTTGAGTTTAAGACCTGGGAGATGTTGTTCTTGTCCTCAAGTTTACTGCTCATGTCCTCACCCTTTATGGTGATGACGTTGTTTTCCATCGACGCCTTCTCAGAGAGGTAAAAGGACCTTGTCTTTGAGTAGTCCCCCTCGTATCCGGCATAGTACCAGACCGGGACATCGTCTCCTACATTACTGACCGCTTCTGAGATATCATCCGGCCAGTAGGCCTGGATTTCAATTTCAGACACCTGCCAGGAAGGGCTTATAATCGATAGATCAGACCGGAGGGCCAGCGTGCAGGAAATCAGGTTCTTGTTAGAAAACTCCAGGGTGATCCCGGGCGTAATCGAGGCAATCTCAATCCGGCTGTTTTCATCACTAGATTTAGCAGATAGAGTCACCTCTTTTCCATTTACCGGAATCACAGTGATTCTACCTGCCGTGTAGTCCACTCCATTTGCAGTGATGGTGCCAGGAGAATCAGATGTCACAGCAACGGTGAGGGCTGCAATGACGGTCTTTGCCTTTACGGTGACAGACAGGCTCTGCCCTATGTATGACCTCAGGCCCATCTTCCCGTTCTCTAGGCTTCCAGAAAGCGCAGAATCATAGAGCTCTGCGCTTCCATCTAAGGGAAAGCCCCCGCCTGAAAGGTCAGTGAGGCTTCTCATATCCCAGTGCTCATTGTCAAGAGCTTCTGAAGGATTCGTGTCTTTAAGAGCTCCTGAGATAGAAGAAAAAGACAGGTCTACTTTACTATCCCGCCCGGACATGCCGCAGTGAACTTCAAAGGGAGTGCGAATTGCTTTCTTGTTTTCAGAATCAATTGTAGGCATCTAGAAATCTCACCTCGACTTTCACATCAGACCAGACCGGCTTTCCGTCCGCTGAAGTTGAGCGGGTTGCAGTGCTTACCGCTGACGTCCTTACGATTTTTTCTGTATGAGAGGTCCCGTCCGCATCCGTAAAGGTAATGGTAGATTCCCCGCTCATGGAAAGAAGGACCTCAAGCTGACTCTGAGGAAGCGTATCCCAGCTTAGGGTCATATCCGAATACTTCCAGCCGATCCTGTCTGCAATGGTAGCCCCGGTGCAGGTCGTGATCTCGGCGGCGTAGATATCCTCTCTCTGAGGAGAAAAGTCATTAGGCCTTAGAATCTCTTTCCCGTTTATCTGAATGGTCGAGTAAATCATCAGCCGAGCCTCCTTTTATACGTGTCGTAGGCGTGGACGATCTCTTCACCCATCTTGGGGCCGTTCTTAAAGAGATAGACATCAAGGTGAATATCCCCTCCAAGATTTCCGCTCTGCAGGATCCGGTTTGAGGTAAGGACAGCATTTGCAATGTCATTTCCCGCTCCTGAAACAGCGGCTCTTATCATACTCATAAGAGACTCTGTCCCCACAACGGTTTCCGATCCGGCCTCACCTCCTGCAAGAAGGGAGTCCCCTGCTGCTCCGAAGATCGTAGGAGAGTTTAAGATCATGCCGTTTTTCATGGCCTTTGCGTACCAGTCCACAGAAAATTTAGGGAGTGATCCTTTTCCTCCGATTCCAAATGGGGCCTTTCCTCCTGAAACATGGATATGAGGAAGCTTCAAGTTGCTGAAGATATTTCCAATCCGAAGAGGAAAGAAACCTTTGATGGTGTTAATGATTCCTCGGATCCTGTCACGCGCTGCATTGATCGGAGTAAGCATCGCGGACTTTATCCCGTTCCAGACTCTTGAGGTGGTTGACCTTATTGCGGTCCATGCTGAGGTCACACCTGAACGGATTGCCTTCACAGGGGAAAGCACAGCACTCTTAATTGCGCCCCAGGTTGTTACCGCAAGCTTTTTTATTCCTCCCCAGACTGCAGCTGATGCCGCGCGGATAGAGTTCCAGATCGCAATGACCCCGTTTCTGAATTTCGCGTTCGTTTTCCAAAGGTAAATGAAGGTCGCCGCTAAAGCCGCCACAGCCGCAATCACAAGCCCCACAGGGTTTGCAAGCATCACTGCGTTCATCGCTGCCATGCCAGTTCTGACTAGCTTTATGGCAGAGACAATCTTAGGAGCAAGGGTCATGAGGCTTCCCACTCCGACTGCGATCTTTCCGATGACAATAAGAAGAGGCCCGACCGCAGCGGCGATTCCGATAAGGGTGAGGACCAGCTTCTGGGTTGCCGGGTTCATGTTCATGATGGCGTTCATGATGGAAATAAGCTTCTGGAAAAACTGAGTCAGGACCGGAGCCAGCATCTGGCCGATGGTGACAGTCAACACATCAAAGGTGGATTTGAGTTGCTCGATCGTGCCACCTGTACCTGACATGAGGGCTTTTGACATCTTGTCTGCCGACCCTCCGGCATCGTCCAATGCCCCTCTTAAAGAGCTTATATCCTTTGGTGACGTCTGGATCAAAGTCAGCCACTTGGACATCTGCTGCTTTCCAAAGATATTTGATGCGGCTTCAAGCTTCTCCTGATCAGTAAGACCGGAAAAAGCCTTGTTTAAGTTGGAAAGAACTTCCGGCATGGACTTAAGCTTTCCGTTGTCATCAAAGATGGCATAGGCCTGGCCTGTCGAAAGCTTCAGCTGATCCATCGCATCTGCTCCTGACTTGGCAGGAGACGCTAAACGCGCAAGGCCGGTTTTTAAGGCGTTTGCACCTTCAGAACCAGAGATTCCGGCATTTCCGAATACATCGGTGATTGTCGCCAGGTCCTTAACATTCCATCCGACCGTCTTGCAGATCGGGCCTGCAACAGAGATCGACTGGAAGAGCTCCGAGGTATTGGTGTTTGCCTGGGCCTGGGCTTTGGCTAAGACATCGGAGTAAGAGGCAGCTTCCGAAGAATCTGCCCCGAACATCTTCATGGCGTTTCCAAGGCCGGATGTCACTTCTGAAAGGTCCGTCCCGGTACCCGCCGCGAGGTTCATGGCAGGAGTCAGCATGTCGGTTGCCTGCTTAGCCGTGAAGCCCTGCCTTGCGAAGTTCAGTGTCGCGTCTGCTGCATCCTGCATGCCAAAGACTGACGCTTTCGCAGATTCCCCGATCTGATTCCAAAGGCCCTTAAAGTCAGAAGCAGAGTTTGCCGTGCTTCCCATCGTCTGCTTAACCAGGTTAAACTGCTTGTCGACATTTCCGTAGGAGTTAACTGCTGCTGTCGCCCCGGCAACTACAGGAGCCGTGAAGCCAAGCGTCATCTTCTCTCCGGCATCAGACATCTTCTCTCCGACGCCTTTTACCTTTTCACCGGCTGCGGCAATCCTCTGGGAGGAGACTGATCCGAAGCTCTTTGACTCTTTTTCAAGGCTCTTAAGCTTTGACTCTGTCTCTGCAATCTCCCTCTGGAGAGCATCGTACTTGTCCTGACCTAAGTCGCCGTTTTCAAGCTGCTGCTTGGCCTGGACCTGGGCTTCCTTTAAGCCCTCGAGCTTTTCTTTTGTCGCAGAGATGGAGTCCTTCAGCATCTTCTGCTTCTGGGTAAGAAGCGTGGTGTTCTTCGGGTCAAGTTTAAGAAGTTTATTCACATCCTTAAGAGAGGCCTGGGTGCTTCTTATGGTGCTGTTTACGGATTTAAGCGCCTTGTCAAGACCGGTGGTGTCCCCTCCGATCTCAACCGTGATTCCCTTGATTCTGCTTGGCATGCCTTCACCTCCTTAAGCAAATATCTGCTTGCATTTACCCAGCGTAAAAACGATAATATCCACAGGAGGCAACCCTATGGATAATAAAAACAACATTTCGGCTCCGGTTCCCGAAGCAGAAAAAATAGAGAAAGCATCTGATGAAGAGGTCAAGTCCGCATCAGATAAATACTTAAAGAAAAACAAGAAGGTCTATGAAGAACTTGCTGATGGCAAAGAAAAAGCACCGGTCAGATAACCGATGCCTCGTAATGGTATTCTAATCTTTTCTACTTCTCAAGAGCTTTCTTTAGCTCTTCCATACTGGTATATCCCTTTACACTTTTGTCAAAAGCAATCCGCCTGCCTTCTTCCATTGCAGCTATGGTTGCATCATTTGGCATTTGTTCTTCCAGAGCGTCTTTCTTATCCTCACTCGTCAGATCATTAGATGTCATGGCATATACCTCCATTTCTGATCTTAGTATATGCATCTTCGCTCTTGTTATCAACTTGCGTATTTAAAACCGGTCAAAATCACTCTGATCAGCCAGCCGGTCATACTTCACATCGTCGTTGGCCTTCTCCGTCCAGATATCAAGGACAAGGCCGATGGATAAAAGCTCTAAGTCTCTTATCGAGATCCCGATCTCTGTGCAGCGCAGAAGAAAAAGCGGTGTGGTCATCTCCCGCTCACTTCTGCGAGTCCTTTTTTTGCCTGCACATCCGTCATGAGGTTGCTGCCCCAGAGCTCCAGGATCTCCGGAAGGACCTGGTAGATCGAAAACATCTCAAACTGGTCAAGCCACTCGTCGATGGTCTTAGGAATCGACGGGTCAGCATGATAGGCCATGATGTAGGCGACGTTTTCAAAGATCTCAAGATCATCAATCTCAAAGTCCTCGCTGTCCTTTGCTCTGGCCTGGTAGGATTTCTCAAGCTTCGATAAGTCCTTAAAGATATCCCGGCGGAATTTCAGCCGGTAAATCCTCGGAATTGCGGCAGAAGAGCGGAACTTGACCGGTTTTCCGCTGATTTCAATTGTCTTTTCAAGCATGTATTCTCACCTTACTTTCCAGAATCAGAAGATGTAGTTGTGGACGAAGATGAGGTCGATGCTGCCTTCTCTGTCGGAAGGTAGACCGTCTTGTACCAGCTGTCATAGACCGTAGTGTCTGTGGTATCCCCTGACCTTGCCTTTACGAGCCCGTCAGGGCGAGGGTCAGCCGTGATCGAAAGCTTCTCTGTCCCCGGCTCAATGGTGTCTTCCTTGGTCTCTGACTCAAGAGACGGCCTTGAGGCGGTGCAGTAATAGAGGACGTGGCGGATGGAGTTTACATCCCCGTCAAACTCAAAGAGAAGAGCAAACTTTACAGTATCGGTAAGGCCGCTCTTTTCCACAAGAACTCCCTTGCCGTCAAGTGTCTCCTGGAGAATATCGGTCCGAAACCACTCCGGGATCAGGGCGATCTCAAGATCACCAGAGTATCCGTTGTTGGTAACAGACCGGAAGTAGACAATTCCGTCTGCATAGAAG